GATAAAGAAATGTTCCTAAGAATGCGTGAGGAAGACTTTAACATCCTCACGCCTGCGCAACGTGAGATATTTACATACGTAGAAGTAAGGGAAGGCAACGAATACGAGAACAACAAAAACGACCCTTACTATATAGCACTGCACAAGGCAAAACGAAAGGCAGGCAAAGAGGTTCAAGAATATCTGTTTAATAAACGCCATAAGTAACGTTGGTATATGCGTTCGGTTGCATTAAAGATACCGAAACTTTAATTTAATATAAAAACTTAATAAAATGGATAAAACTTCAAATAATAACAAAAATGCAACTGACATATATACAGTGTTAGCAAATCGGCTTTGTTTCAGAGCTTGGGTTGAGAGTCAAAAATTTATGGCTATTCAGGGAACGCCTGATTTAGAAACAATGCAATCATTTATGCACAACTATTCAGATGAAAAATACATAATGCAATATACGGGATTGAATGATATAAATGGGAATAAAATATTTGAAATGGATATTGTCGAATATACTCAACATCATTTTAATACTGATATGACAAAAATAAAACTTAAGGTTGTTAAATGGAAATATGACAAATGGGGGGTTTATGAAACAAATGCTGGTGAAAGTAATGTAAAGATAATAGGTAACGTTTTTGAAAACCCTGATTTATTTCGGGATGTTCTTTAAGCTGTTTGCTAACGGGTAGTAATATGAAAAGTTGCGGATTAAGAACGAACCTTGGTTAAAATGCCAAAAAAATAAAACCCCTTTTTAGCGTTGGGGATTTAACGCTATAACTTAAATAAATAGTAAAATTATGAGTGATTTAAAATGGTTTTTATCAATAACAATAACTGTTGTTGGTTTAGTATTAGCTTTAATGTTTGGACTTCCTAAATACGGTGTGTGGCGAACTCACATAGGTATTGAAAAAGCACAAAACAATGGTAAAGCAGAAATGGCACAAGCGGAACAAAACCGTATGATTTTAATTGAAGAAGCCAAGGCAAATCTTGAAGCACAAAAGCTAAATAGTGAAGCTGAAATTGAAAGAGCAAAAGGTATGGCTAAAGCTATTGAGATTGAAAATGGTAAATTATCTGCAATGTACATTCACTATTTATGGGTAAGAAACATAGACAAAATGGATGGCGAGAAAATTTATATACCAACAGAAGCCAATTTGCCTATTTTAGAAGGACGAGCAATGTTTGATATTCCTAATGCTAAAAACAAGGACTAAACAAAAAGCGTTGGAAAAAAAGGGGTTTTATTTTTCTTTGAGTTAAACACTAACTTTAATTAAAATACCCGAACCAAGCAATTTTTTATATTACGTGTTATGTACTGGTTGCCTAACACGTAATGCTTGGTTTTTGAAAAGGCAACTTGTACATAACTAGCAGATATACGCATAAACTTGCGTTTTTAACAAAATTTTAAAAAACAGCAATTAAGCAGTTGTTCGGAAATCCCGAACATCTAAAAAAAACAAAAGTAAAACTCAAAAATGATATTTGACACCTCAAAAGACTTTGACAGGCAAAAAGCGATTGCAAGGTTTAATAATTTAATGACAGCAAAGGCAAAGTTTGAACTAACGGAAAAGAAACCGATAAGATCTATGGCTCAAAACAATTACTTGCACTTGATTCTAAGCTGGTTTGCGCTAGAGTATGGTGAAACACTACACTACGTAAAGCAAAACATTTTTAAAGCAATAGTAAACGCTGATCTGTTTATATACGAGCGAGTAAACACAAAGACAGGCAGCATACGCAAAGACGTAAGGTCTACTGCATTATTAGACAGCACGCAGATGATACTAGCGATTGACAGGTTCAGAGCGTACAGCGTTAAGAATGGTATATACTTACCAGAAGCGGGTGAGATTGACAACCTCAACCACATACATACAGAAATTGAAAAGCAAAAAAGGTATTTGTAAAATGGAACTACAAGAGGCAATAAAGAAATTATCCGCGCAAGGAATAATCGTGGGAATGAAAAACTACGAGTATAAAATAAGGGTCGTGGCTACCTACCCAGACCGCGAAGTGATGGGAAGCGTAGACCACACGACTAAAACGATCCTCGAAGCAATAAACAAAACGATCATACACCTAGCAATGACAACAGACAACTAAAACAAGTACATATATGTTTGTTTTTGAAATAAAAAGCGTACACAGGCGTTAATTAAGGTAGGTAATTATTCATAACGATTATAAATAGCGTTAATTAATACCATTTATAGTTGGCAATGTATAAAAGGGTTGTATATTTGTATCGAACATTAAAACAAACGCTATGAATACTCAAGAATTTTTAACCGAAAACAGAGAAGAAGTATTTAACTACTACAATAATAACGTTAAAGACTTCTACAAAGCATCTATGAAAGACTTTATGTTAGACCTTTTAAATAACTTTAGAAAAATGACTATTACCGAGGGGTTTTCAAAAGCTGATTTATTTGGAAATCTTAAAGAAGCACAAAGCCGTTTAGGAATGTTTGATGTTAAAATAGGACTAACCTATAGCAAGCCATACGCTGAGAGCAAGCATGCTAAAGCTGTTGCTCTATACGGAAAACAATAATTTATCCACCTATAAAACAATGACAACAATTAAACAAGTACGAAAAGAGCTAGGACTAACTAACGAGAAGATAAGCAAGATATTTAACTACTCTAGTAAAAAGAGTTACCAAAATAGTTCTAAGCGTCCAGTTATAGACGCTGCAATTATCATTATATTTGAAATCACAATTAAAAATTTAAAACAAACACCATGAAAATAACAGAAAAGCAAATCAAAGATTACCACGCACAAGCTGAGCGCAGCTTACAGCGTAGAATAGAAAAAGACTACCCAGAGGTTTTTAAAGTAGACTTGTGGGATAAATGGTTAGTTGATGACACTGTCCCTGAATGGATGGGTTTTTATAAAAAAGAAAACAACCGCCTTATAGGTTTAGATTCTACGAGTCGTTGGTATGAAGAAGAACCAAATACAGACCCCAACAATTGCCTCCGCAACAAGCCAGCAACTCACGAGCAAATCCTCGAAAAGCTATCTAAAGAAGCAGTAAAGCGTGGCTATAAAGAGGGCAATCATAAATGTTTGTCTGGAAGCACAGTCGCAGGCGAAAAAACAGGGTTTGAATATTACTTGGATACTAATAACTTATACTTTAACAGAAACCGCATTTTTAACAAGGGTACATGGGCTGCGATAGCAGAGCCTGTATACGAGTGGCAGTATGTATACAGAAATCAGTCAAATGCTTACCAAGTTAGCATGGGGTTTTTATACAAGCAAAAAAGATTTTAACACTCAAACTGAAAGCTTGCTTGCTATATGCAAGGTAAAAGAATCTAAAAGATTAAGAAGATAACAACAACCGCTGTTTAATCTCAGCTGTTTTTTTAGTTATTTATTCGTATATTTGCCGATACAATTAAAATAAAAACAATGAAAAAAACACTATTTATTTTTGCCATATTAATGGCAAGCTGTACACCAGAAAATGAACCAACCATTTGTAACTGTCGTGCCGTGGTAACGATTGACGACGTGCCTAACGGTCAATCTTACTATTACGGTAATGAATGTAAAGACAACGGCAAGGTGTTGTTAGATGTCGTAGATACAGGTTTTAGAGTTAAGAGAACAGTGTTATGCAATTAGTAAAAAAATTGAAAGATGTTTAAACTAAGCAATTTAGTAAATGAAAATGCAGCTAAAAAAGACTTTTTTAAAAAAGAAAAGGTTATTTCTAAAAAATATGTAGCATTTAATTTAGATGTTAATCCTGAAAATATGTTCATAATTTCTAATTTTTCAGAAGTAAAACTACCTGAAAAAAATAATCAAACTTTTATTCTAACCAAATTGAATAGAAGTTTTTTTGACTTATTAAACAATCCTGATGAAGTTTTAGTGTTTTGTTCCAGACTTAATTTAAAAGAATTTAACAAAATACAAAACTTTAATTTATTAGGAATTGCACTATCGGAAAGAGTTTTAGAAAAAAATGAAGACTTATATAAAATAGTAAAATCAAAAACAAAAGTAAAATTTAAAAACAATCATTGTAAAATATTACTATTTAAAGAAAACGATAATTTCTATGTAGTTGAAGGAAGCGGCAATCCAAGTATAAATGCAAGAAATGAATTTTATATTATTCACAACAACGAAGTTCTATATTCGCAAATTAAAAAAACTTTTGAAGATGCTTAAAAAAACGAAAAAAGTAACAACCTTGAAAAAATTAATTAATTTCAATTTAATTTTGCCTTTGGTTAATAAAAGCATTTTTACAATTGAAGATAACGGAAATAGTATTTTTGATTATTTGCTTTTAATATCAGAACTAGAAAAAATAAAAGAAATAAAAATCTGTAGTTTTCGTATAGCAAAAAGAGATTTATCATTTTTGGAAGAGTTGCAAGAAAAAGGAAAACTACCTAAAATAAAAATGATTTTATCGGATAGCATTCCATCGATGGTAGTTGGAACTTTTAATTATCTTTGTGATAATAATAATTTTGAAGTTGAATACAAAAATACTCACGCAAAATATTGTTTGCTAGAAACAGAAAATAATTTCTATTCTATTTTTTCAAGTGGTAACTTTAATCCTGATGGAAAATTAGAACAATTAAATATTATAAACAACAAAGAAGTTTATAATTTCTTTTTAAACAATAACTAAATGGCTGGGGGTAAAGGAAAAATAAGACCAGAAGACGGAAAACAGTTTTCAAAAGAATATCAGCCAAAAGAAAAATGGACTGAACAAAAAGCCTTACAATTAGGAAATGATTTAATTGCTTGGCTAAAAGAAGAAAATGCCGAAGGAGAAGACAAAGGAAATATTTTTTATGAAGAGTTTTTAGTAATTGAAAGAGATTTATATTTGGACTTAATAAGGTATTTAAAAGATAAATTTACCTCGTTTTACGAACTAATAGAAAAAGCGAAAAAAATACAGGAAATTAAGTTAGTGAAATACGGAGTTGGAGACAGGTTGAATGCTACAATGACTAAATTCACATTAACAAACAATCACGGATGGAAAGACCGAATAGAGCAAACGCCTTTGTCTGTAGATTTAACTGGAATTGATTTTAACGTAATTTCTAAAAAATGAGAGTAGCAGTAGATATTTTAAAACATCAACTTGCATTTGTCGAGAGTAACGCAACCCACACGGGGTTAATTGGCGGTTATGGCTCGGGCAAATCTTTTGCGGGTGTTTTGAAAACTACTTTAATGAAATTGAAATACCCAGCTATTCCAGTCGCTTACTATTTACCAACGTACGGACTTATTGAAGATGTTGCGATACCTAAATTTGCGGAACTTTTGACAAATATGAATATTCCTTACGTTTTGAATCAAACAAAACATTTTTTTAACACTAAGTATGGAAAGATAATTTTGCGTTCTATGTCAAACCCAGAGCGCATAGTAGGTTATGAGGTCGGGTATTCGTTAATTGACGAAACCGATATACTTTCTAAAGATGCGATGAGCGATGTATTCGTAAAGATTATAGCAAGAAACCGTTGCCAGTTGCCTAATGGGGACAAGAATAAAACAGACGTGGTAGGGACACCCGAGGGGTTCAAGTGGGCGTATGAGTTCTTTGTAACCAAAACAAAGGCAAACCGCAAAATGATAAAGGGTAAAACTTTAGATAACCCATTTATCCCTGAAGAATATATTGAAACCTTATCTGATATTTATACACCTCAACAACTTGAAGCATATCTTAACGGCGAGTTTGTCAACCTAACAAGCGGTAACGTTTACCATCACTTTGACAGAGTAGAAAACAACTCAATAAGAGAGATACAGCCAAACGACGTGCTACATATTGGAATGGATTTTAACATTACTAAAATGAACGCCGTTATTCACGTTGTCGATGGTGCAATTAAAACCGCCGTTGCTGAAATTGTCAATGCTTATGATACTTTTGAAATGGTATCTTTAATTCAGTCGAAGTACGCAGGTCATTCAATAGTAATTTACCCAGATGCTAGTGGCGACAATAGAAAGTCAAGCGGTAAAAGCGATATAATAGTATTACGCGATGCAGGGTTTAATATAAGAAAACCAAACAAGAACCCTTTTGTAAAGGATCGAGTAAACGCCGTTAATGCTGCTTTTAAGAACGCAAAAGGCGAGCGCGTATATTTTATCAACACTAACAACTGCCCCGTTTACACAGAAGCCACAGAGCGACAAACATACAAGAATGGGGAGCCCGATAAGACCACAGGCTTTGACCACATAACAGAAGCTGGGGGTTATTTTATTTATATTCAACGAAAAACACCTATGCCACTATGACACAAAAAGAAACCACACGCATGCACTTGCGAAGATTTTTTCCGTATTTAAAAAAAGAATATAGGAAACTAGAAAAAAAAGAGTTAAGAAAAAAAGAAACGTTAAAAGAACTATTCGGAAATGACGAAACAAGTATTGAAAAGCTTAAAGTTATATTTCACTATCAAAGTCTTGTTTAAAATTGACGTTACTTTTAAAAATGCGGGTCGATTTATAGACCTAGAAACGTTTATTAAAGACGAGGACGATGCCGCATTTATTAAGGCAACCGTAAAGCCTAGATTATGGTTTTTGAAGATACCAGAGCTTGTGAAGCGTTACGCAGTCGCTTTGTATATGATGGAAGCCGAAGAAGTAAAGTCTAGTTTCCCGTGGATTTACAACCCGCCACAGTTCGCAAGCGCAGGCGAAACAACCCAGGGAAGTATAGAGCGTCAAAACTTTTCTTTAAGTTACGGGGGATATACAGAAATGGTATATCTTTGTGCAACATTTGAAAGCGTAAGCCCGAAAGTTGTTTTTACTTATGATACAAAATACTTTTTGTTTTGGTCTGAATATTTATTAAGAAAGCGAACAGTTGAAAATTTAAAATAAAATAGGCATGAAAATAATCGTACAGGGAACAATTCAGGACATCTTAAAAGAAACAGGGGTTAAGAAATTTGAACAGTTATTTAATAATGAGATTGATTTTAATGGCATGAAAATGACACTGCAAAGCTGTGAAGCCATGACTAAAAACATTTGCGACATGGATTGTTTCACTTTACTTTTTGAAACGATATGAACGAGCTTTATTTATTAACTGATTTTTTAATCAACAAATTTTCTGAAAACGATTTAGTTAATACGGTGACTTTAGTTGAAACAAAGCATATTGACAACAACAAAGAAAACATATACGGGCTAGTTAATATAGACTATTTAAACAGCGATACTTTAGAAGACGCAATAGTCGCTACTTTTTTAATTACCGTGGTGCAGCAGCGAGATATACGCCCTCAAAAGACAGACAGCAAGTTAAGACTAGATACAAATTTAATTGATAACTTAGGTGAAACGCTTTCAATAATAACGAGGTTTTTAAATCAAATGAGAAGCAATAATTTCGAAAATAATATAGAGTTATTTTCAAACACGCAAGCCAGCAAGTTAGAGAATTTTAACAAAAACGCTTTAGATGGTCACCAGATTACGATTGAATTAGCAATACCTAATCTAGGGAGCGGGTGTTAGATGAAGCAGGTATACGGGCAGTTGCTCAAAGTATAATTGACCAGTCGAAGTCTAGCGCAAGGGTTGATACGGGCGCGTTAAAGCGTTCTATATCGTTTACTTACGTTCGTGAGCAGGTTATTTTTAGAATGCTTTATTATGGGCAATTTGGCAAGAATGCAAAGTTAGAAGCGAACGCAAGGCGGTTAATGCCAAGCGGTGTAAAGTGGAAAATAATTTATACAGAATTTGGCGGTGCAACCTATGAAGTGGGGAAAACACAAACAGGTAGAAATTCAACTAGAAAAATAATTAATTCAATAACCAGAAGCAGTACGACAGCGGTCACTTCATTATTAAATAGAATTCGTGGCAAAAAGAAGGACTAGACAACAGATAGATGCAGATAAAATAATTAAGGCGAAATTAAACCAATTAGGCGAAAAGGTGTTCCAACAGGCTAGAAATAATTCGAGAGTTGACACGGGTAGGCTAAGAGATTCTGTTAATTATATGGTAAAGCCAGATACAACGTTAACAGTTGCTCAGGTTTTTTATGGCAAATTTCAAGACCCTAACGAGTTGGAAGTAGCAATAAACGCAAATGTAGATGAAACGATAGATTTAGTAGTTAAAGAAATAGTGGATCAAATAACAGGAAATTATGACAGTCAGTAAGATAGAGATTAACCACACAGCAAATGTTTTGCGCAGAACTAGATTTATTATTTATTTTACAGATACAAACACAGGAATATCAAATCAAATATCCGTAGAAAACGACAGCAGCGGCACTATGTCACCTAATAGCTGGGTTAACTATTTTGTAACAAACGCGTTTTTTTCAAATAATTTATTTGTTGCTCAAGTAACGGGAAGCTCTTCTTTTAGTTTTCAAAGCACACAATCAAACATTGTTATCACAGATTATAAAGGCTTCCTGCGAAATGCGTTTGGATTGGTCACAGAGATTAGCGTAGGTTTTAATTTTACAATAATTAACGTCAGCGTTCCTGACATTAACCCTGAGCCGATCACCTTGCCTATTGACGCTCGTACACCTATTGACGGGGAAAGTAAAATAAAATTAATCAATAGCCCTTTATTTATCCGTGAAACAGCAACCGTTGACACTAGAGCGGTGACCGTTAACCTGTATGTTTGGGATGGTCAGCAAGACAGAATTATTAACCAGCCTACTATCGTTTTAAAAAAGGAAAAAGTAAGCCAGTCAGATAACTATATTTCTATTGAAATTTCAGATTTAATAAAACCGTTTATTAAACCTTACTTTGCATACAACAGAGCCGCAAGTCCTGCAATCACAAACCAAGCGGTGTTTATTCAAGCGCAAGTAATAAAGATTAATTTTGATGGAAGCCAAACAAGCCGATATACAAGCACTTTCTTATGCACGCTGGGGTATAGATGGAATTACGAACAGAACCTAACAGAGGACAACGGTGTGCAAAACTACGGGGCAAGCGGCTTTGTCGTTCCTGTAGATAAATGGTTTAATCCAAAAATACACAATTACTTTAATCAAACATTCAACTTTACCCGCACGGTAGAGCAAGCCACGACAAAAAATCTTATTAATTATATAGCATTAACACCTACAAAATTAAGATGCACACAAGACCCTTGTTTAATTGTATTTATAAATAAATTAGGCTTATGGGAATCTTTCACACCGCACGGTAAAAAGACGGCAAGCGTAAAAACGGATAGAACCATTAGCAGTATTTCACACCGCGACCCGTCGCAAGTAGATAACAGGTTCAAGCATTCCAAGCAAATAACGGCTATCGAAGCGGCTCAATCTTATGTTATAAATACGGGTGCTTTAGATGAAAATATGACCTCTATAATTGAAGAATTAATTTATAGCCCTATTGTTTATTTGATTAACTTTAAGGGCGATTTAGAGACAGTTACCACAGTCGGTATAACCATCGACAACGCTGTTTTAAGCATTGATAATAATGATATAACAATAGATAGCCAAACCATAACAGAAGAGGCTTTGGGCTTCTTTAAAACGCACCAGCAAATACCAGTAGTGATAACTGATGAAGATTTTACACGTAAAACAAGGCTAAATGATAAGATAGCGATTGATTATAATATAAGGTTAGATGAGACAAATAATAAAATAAACAATATTCGATGATAACAGAAGTATTTGTTTCGTTAGACGGATTAAATTATAGCAAATTAGACCTCATAAAAGATGAGAGCATAGCAATGCGCTATACTTTTAAAGACACTCAGGACATTTCCAAGGTGTTTTCGCCTTATTCTTTGGGCTTTACCTTCGACGCAACGCCTAACAATTTAAATGCTTTAGGTTATTTTGGAAATACAGACGTTATTAAGCCTTCTGATTTGCGAAAAGTAAAGGCAAAAGTGTACGTAAACAGCATTTTAAACCAAACAGGGCTGTTAAAACTAGAAAAAATAGTCTATAAAATGGGTAAACCTGCAGTTATAACCGCTAGTTTTTCTACTAATTTAACTAATTTAAAGGATAAAATAGGTGACGACACATTAGATTCTTTAGGAAGTTTAGTCGTAGATTGGAATCCACGCATCGCAAAGGCTTTGTTAACAGGGATTGCAGCAAGCAACATTCAAGGCATACCGATTAAGTACTTCGTGCCGTTAGCGTCAACAAATAGAGTGCTTCAATTTAACCCAGATGGGGCAGGACTAGACAACGTGTTTTTTAATCCTGCAAGCATACCGACTTCAAACAACGTTATTAAAGCTAGTGAGTTAAGACCTGCGATTTCTTTCAGTACCATAATCGAATTAATTAAAGAAAAATACCAACTACAAGTTATTTCACCGCTCGAAAACAGAACAGAATACAAAGACGCTTATGTGTGGTGCATGGGCAAAGAGTTTGGAAGTAAGACGCAAAGCCGCTTTGTAATAACTCAAAATTCATTTGATGAGTTTGCAGGTTTTAGATTAGAATTTAAACAGGCTACTAACAGCATTAATGCAAAATTAAACAATACCCAAGTTGAAAACAGGCTATCGCAGTCAATCACTTTTGAAGGTATCAACTATTTAACCTCACCGACTACCGAATGCACGATGTCTATTTTTCGAGTAGGTGAAGACTTTGCAATTAAAACGGAAACCTTTAATTTATCCCAAGAAAACGAAACGATTAACATTTCTATAGAGTCATTGTTTTTTGATTCAAATTTAAACATTGAATACTTTATAAATTTAGAGTTTTTAAACTCAATTATTTGGTCAAATGCAGTTTTGTCTACCGCAATTTTAACACGTTCTGTTTTTGGGAACGTTTTCTTAAATTCAAATAACAATAATTTTGAATTAATGGGTGGGTCAAAAATCGACCTTATAAAATCTTTACCACAAATAAAGGTTATCGATTTTTTAAGTTCATTCCTGAAAGCTTTTAACATAGCGATACTAGATGTAAATGCAGATGACGACTCTTTATTTTTCTTTACACCTCAGGATATTTTGGCAAACAAAAAAGAGGTTACTTATGTTGCGAATATTTCAGAGGTAGAAAAATCAACTCAAGACGACTTTAATTATTATATTTTCAAACACGCTGAAAGCAAATTTAAGTCAAACGTAGATTATAAAATAGGTTCGGGATTAGATTATGGACTTACAGCGTTTCCAGAAATCAAACCCGCAAACGCAAAAGAGTTCAAAGTAGAAACTAATTTTACCATCATTCCACCCGTAACTATTCCAGGTACAAACGCTACAACTATTTACGGATTTGAAGGCGGGCAACCTGAAATATTAGACACTGGGGAAGCGCGCTACAAGCCAAACCTTGGCGAGCTGGTAGTATTCTACTCGCACGGTAACAAGCCGTTAAACGCATTGTTTGGGGTTCAAAGTTCATTACAAAGTGGCTTGCTGCAAACGCAATCAATTTCGTCTTACATTCAAGTTTTACCGTACACAACGGATAACAAAAGTTTTGCCTTTTCTGTTTTAGTAAATAATAATGTAGCATATCGAGATAATTTATTTAGTCGATATTACGCTGAAATTATAAAAAGATACATTGACCAAAATGTAATGAAACAAGAGTTCAAGCTAGAGTTAAACGCAAACGAGGTTCGGAATTTTAGGCTAGAAAACGACGTTGTAATAGGTGAAAATAAATTTACGATAGTAGATAGCACGATCGACATAACCACGGGAAAGACTGAATTAACACTACTTAATTATTAAGATGGAAGACAAAGAGCAAAAAATAAAGATTCAGTTTGACACGAATGCAGACAAAGTAGGGCAAAAGGTTGATGGATTAACGGGCAAGCTAGATACAACCGCAAAGACAACGGACAACGTATCAAATTCGCAAAAGAAAGCCGCTAAAAGCAGTAAAGATTTAGGCGGTGGAATTGAAGGTTTAGGCGGGCCAATTGGCGGAGCTATTTCTGGATTTAAAGCAATGATTAAGCAAATGTGGCTATTGGTTGCAAATCCAATAGGAGCGGTTTTAGTGGCAATAGTTGGCGCACTTGCGTTGGTTTTTAAAGCATTTACCTCAACAAATGCTGGGGCAGATAAGTTAAATCAAGTAATGGCGGGACTTTCGGCAGTTATTGACGTTTTGCGGGATAGATTTTTAAAACTTATTTCTTTGGATTTTGTCGGGGCGTTCAGTGGCGTTGGAGATGAAATATCAAAAGAATTTAAACAGGCGGCTGACTTAGCAAAAGCGTTGCAAGAAGTTGCAGATGCAAGCCGTGATTTAGGTGTTTCACGTGCAAAATTAAACAGAGATTTAGCAACTTCAAAGGAATTAATCACAGATGAAACGGCAAGCTATGCAGATAAAAAAGAAGCAATTGAAAAAGTAAGAATTGCAGAAGGAAAGCAAACAGAGCAGGAACTAGCAAATGCTCAAAGAAAGTTAGACGCTATAATTGCAGAAAATAATTTGTCCGACAGTAGCGATGAAGCGTTGCAAAAGCAAGCCGATGCAGAAACCGCAGTTTTTAATTTACAAAGAGAGCAAGCCGAAAATAAAAGAGCTTTAAATAGATTAGATAAAAAAGCAGATAGCGAGGAAAGTGCTAGAATTAAAGAAATAGCAACCGCAAGAGAATTACAGTTTAAAGAAGAAAAAGCAAGGAACAAAGAAGCGGCAGCGGCAAGAAAAGCCGATAGTGATAAAAGGGCAGCCGCGGCAAAGATACTTGAAGATGCACGGCTTGCGTTAATCAAAGAGGGTCTTGACAAAGAGACTGCCTTGCGTTTAGCAAACGAGGACTTGTTAGATAAAACAGAAGAGGAAAAACTAGCAAGGTTAAAAAGTAGAGCAGCCGAAGAAGTTGAGGTGCTTCGTGCAAAAAATATCGATGTAGAAAATATAACTATTTTAAACGCTGAAAAGTTCGCTACTTTAGAGCGTGATTTAGAAGCTAAAAGAGTTGAAGAAAAAAAGGTAATTGATGAAAAAACAGCAGCCGATAAATTAGAAGCCGATAAAAAAACAGCTGATAAAGAAATTGAAATTGAACGTGCTAAACTTCAACAAAAACAAGAAATCGAACAAGCGGGATTGTCTTTAGCAGAAAAATCAGTAGGGCTTTTAGCGCAAATATTTGGTAAAAATAAAAAAGTACAAAAAGCTGCAATGATTGCAGAAGGTGCAATATCAATCGGTAAACAAGTAGCATCAAATAATGCAGCGAATATCGGGGCGTTAGCAACCCCGCAAGCTATTTTAACAAGTGGCGCATCAGCAGTTCCTGTAATTGCTTTAAACAACGTTAGCACAGGCGTAGGGATTGCCAGCACAATAGCAAGCACGGCAACAGCTTTAAAGTCTTTAGGTGGTGGCGGTGGTGGTTCTAGTCAATCAGCTGGGGCGGCGGTTCGTGGTGGTGGCGCAGCAAGTTCAACCCCGCAAGTAGACTTCCAGGCAAGCCGCGAAAATCAAATAGGAAACACCGTGGCAAGGAATATAAACGATCAACCGCCTATACAGGCATTTGTAGTTAGTAGGTCTATGACAACAGCGCAGCAGTTAGATAACAACAGAATTAATTCAAACTCAATATGATGCAGAAAGAAAACAGACTAGTTGCTTACCCAAAAATGTGGATAGTTTTAAAATTACGAAGGCAGGCTAAGAAACAGGAATGCTCAATAAGCGAAATTATTTGCGATGCGCTTTTTCAATATTTTAATAAAAAATAGTTTTTAGTGTGCCACTTTTTGATATTAAAAACTTATTAATTTAACCTTTGTACTTATGAAAGTTTACAAAGCAAAATTAAAGACTGGTACAGATGTTAACTGTTTTTCAATAGTGTTAGGCGCAGCCGTCGAAACTAAACTTTCAAAGTTTGCAGAGGAAACCGAAAGACCTGTATTTTTTGCAAACCAAGAAAAACGAATCATTTACTCGGTGGCAATGCGTCCAAACAAGCAAATTTTTCGCAAAGATATAAACGGCGAAGCAGGCTACATAACGTTTGATGCAGAGGAAGTTGAAAAGATGCAGCAGTCTTACTTTAAAAGCAATAACAAAGGGCTTGCTAAAATGAGTTTGAACCACTCAGACGAAGCGATAAAAGACGTTTACCCGATTGAAAGTTGGATAGTTTTGAATCCAGAACAAGACAAGAGCAAGACGCTTTTAATGGAAGATGTGCAGGCAGGCGATTTGATATTAGGCTTTAAAATAGACAACGATGATGTGTGGGAAAACTTTGTTAAAACAGGCGAAGTAGATGGTATAAGTTTAGAAGCGTTTTTAGACTACGAAATAATTAATCCCGTAAATATGAATACAGAAGAGAAAAAATCCTTTATTAATGAAGTTATAGAGGTTGCTAAATCGCTTTTTATGCTAAGCGAAAAAGAAGAGTTGGAAGTTGAACCAGAAGTCGAAGCACCAGCCGATCCGTTAGCTGAACTGCAAACACTATACGATGCCGCAATGGCAGAAAACGCAGACCTCAAGGAAAAAATAGCAACATTGCAGGCTAAGGACATTGAGGATGATGCGGAACTGGAAACTATGAAAGCAGAGAAAGCAAAAGCCGAAAATGATTTGGCAGTTTTCAAAGCGGAAAAACTAGCGATTCAAAACTTACCAAGTTCAAAAGACTTTCCAAAAATGACTGCACTTGAAAAGTACAGGGAATCAAAAAAAAACCAATAAAAAATAAATAATTATGCCAATAACTTATAGCCCAATAGCAATAAGAGGTGAAGCAGTTTCACCTATTATACAGGAAATATTTTTCCTTAACAAAACAGTCGAGAAAGGACTGGTCAACTTCGCAGACGACGTAAAAGCATCTACAATTATAACAGAAACATCTGTTAACGTTGTAGGTCAGGCGTACACAGGAGAACGATTGGGTTCTTTAGGCGGCCCCGTCTTGAAGGACAGAGTAGCAAATCCAAAGAAAATCGAGTACAAGTACACTTTCAAAATGGAAGCGTTAAGACAATCTCGATTCAACCGAGATATGGCTCAAGGCGCGTTAAATATTGACAGCTCAGAGTTTAACACTCAAGTACTACAATTAACAGCACCTAAGACTTCACAGGATGCACAACTTAA